CTACTTCGGTAGCTCGTCGGCAACAGTCATTGCTGGCTGGTGACGAATGGACCTTAAATGGTCTGCTTGCTCACTAAATCTCGGTGCAAATCCCATCATACTTAGGTATGAGAGGCAACAAACAAGTTTACGACTATAGTAGTCATAATTGTTGTTGCGCATTAGGCGCCTTGGTGTTTTCCCTTGAAGTACCTATCAAATCCTTCATTGGAGCGAAATCCAATGTCGCTTAATTCCGTAACAACGGGGTTGACGCACTGCTGCTTGATAAACAGTGGTGATAGTTAATAAATTATGTTTGGTAACCTCACGGTCTACCCGACCTACCCTATGGGGGGTTGCCTCTAGCCAGAGCCCGCTTCGCGGGGCCTGGGGACTAGGAATTAGTAGGGTTCCATTAAAAAAATAAAATAATTTTATATGAAACACACAATCAAATCGATCCGGAAGTATTCGCATACTTTGGTTTCGCGTTTGGGTGTAGCTACTAATTGGCAACGTATCTTTTCGATACAAAGTAGGGCTATAGGTTATCTTAACCAGATACCTATAGTTCTATTTGGTCGGTCAGGTCGAACCTGGATTTTGTATATTGTGGACTTTGCACGTTTTGCACGGAAGGTGAAACGACAACAAGGCTATAAAGGCCTTGCTATCGTTCTCAAGGTAGCGAATGTCGCTTTGATGCGGTTCGGTGGGGGGCAACCTCTTCCGAACTCATTCGCCCTTGGGCCCGTTAGAGTGTCGTTCAGTGGCCGAGGCTTACCTACGTTCCTGCCTAGGCAGGCCCGTAAAGAGCTTCGGCGTGGTAATTCGAGGGTACTTTGGTTTTACCTTACTTTAACCTCCCTTTATAGGGTGATAGAGTATAGGGGAAAACTTAAGTTATCCACGATTACCGACCCAGGTAGAGAGTTTGATGTAATTCCTTACATCAGTTTTCTCCCCATCTTCTTCGGATATTTGAAGAAGTCGATGGAGGGTTTAGAGTGGGAAAAGGTTAAACCTTTCTTCATTTCTAAATCAGGGCCTGGTACTGAGTACCGTCCCGTCGTCAATAAGACCGGTACTATTAAGTTACATTTATATAACTCAACGTCCGTTCTTACTATGCAAGCAATGGCACTGCGGTCGGATAGGTTTAAGGGCCTATTCTCCGTGATGTCAAAGTTTGCTTCCCTATTCGAGGGGGGAGACTCTTTGATGAGCTTCCTAACTCGGATTGGGGACGAGGGGCTTAAAATCCCATTCCTACATCGTTTAGTTCCTACTTACTTAGGTAAACTGGGACTGAAGGATGAACCGGGTAAAGTGAGAGTGTTCGCTATGGTTGATTGGTGGACTCAAGTTCTCTTGAAGCCACTACATCTTTTCATCTTTTCTCTTCTGAGAAAGATTCGACAAGATGCTACGTTTGACCAAGGGAGAGGAGTTCGGTACGCAAATAGGTTATCTCAATTAGGATTAAAATCCTATTGTTATGACCTAAGTGCTGCTACTGATCGCCTTCCTGTTTTATTACAGGCTATGTTGGTTAACAACTTAGTCCCAGGAGCAGGT